ACGGCTGATGGTTGAGAGCAGCCGCCTCAAGTTCTTTCTTCTTGCTCTCCAGGAACTGTTGCTGACACTCAAAGATTTTGGCGGCATCGTTGTCAGCCATTGCCTCTGCCGCCGTGAGGGCGAGATCTTTCTCATACCCAAGAGCAAGACATTGAGCGATGTAAGCACTCACGGTCTTGTCTCGCCGGAGTCCTCGCAGTTCTTCCTCAACCGCTTTCTCTCTCTCTGCTCTCTCTGCCTCGGCACGTTCAGCTTCCGTCTGCTTCTCACGGAACTGACGTTTCCACTCGGCGGCTTCAGAGTTAGCCTTGGAAAGAGCGGCCTTGAGTTTCTCTGCTTCGTCTGTGGCGGGTTTCGGAGCTTCAAATTCAAACTCCTCAAGTGCTTTCAGTTTGTCCTCTGCGGTCATCTCCGCATAGCCCGTGATCTTGCTTGTGTCAATTTTCATGTCTTACTCCTTGCGTTTTTAGGTGTTCCCTCACCATGATTTCCGTTTTTTAAAGACTTGTCATGTCTTTATGCGTTTTAACGACTTCCCTGTCGTATGTAAAATCAGAAAGTACCGATTTTACTCCTTTTCCTTATAGTACTGTGCGGTGCTGATTCCAACGAGTGCGCCGATAAGCGTACATACGATTGCCGCAACCTGGGCAACAACATCCCCGTATCCCCATCCGAAGATCTTGTCCAACCCAACATATGCGGTGGTACAAGCCGGAATGCAGATCAGAACAATCCATTTGAGGACGTTGTAGACCTTATCTGGTAGTTTCATGTTCTTCTCCCTTCACAAAAAATCGTGGTTTACCATGTGCCGTTCGTACTCTTCCTTGATGTGCTTCATTGCGATCTGACCTTTGCCGTTTTTGTAGTCCTTGTGATTTTTGCAGAACGTCTCATAGTCAGCGATGTCTTCCAAAATGTCATCAAAATGGTTCTCGCTGAAATTCGTTCCACGGCACAGTTCGTCATTAAACCGCAGAATCCGCACTCGCATCTGCCTTGCGTTGACAAGTTCCTCTTCTTCAATGTGGTTATTCAGTTTTAGTTCCACTCCGTCAATGCGTGATATGGTTTTCTTCCTGTTCGCAATTGCCGTTGTGATGGTTGTTAGGATTGTGCCTAGAAGGGTAACCGCCGCCGTTATAAGTGCGACAATAATCGCATCACTCAATCAATCTCGCCGCCTTATGCACCAAGCAAGTCATAGAGTTTAACTCCATAAACTTTCGTTGTGTAACTACCGTTGATTGTGCCTGTCGAGGTGTTGTTATAACGCTGATACAAGGTGATTGTTGCGTTACTACTTGAAAAAGTGCAAGCGTTTGGATAGATACCATAAGCAGTAGTTCCGCACCTGGACTGCACCGTTCCTGTGCTACCTACTTTATAATTGTATTTATTAGTCGAAATTGATGCGGTGTTTGGACTTGTGGCGGTGCTTGAGTTATATAACTCAATAAGACCGATTGTTCCCCAATGTCTGCTGTTTGTCTTCGTGCAAGATGTGATTACAACAAGCAAATCATATGAGGATGCTCCCGTAGCAGTAACGGTTTTTCCCGTGTCTGCCGCAGATGTTGAAGATGTGGAAATCGTTCCCAATGCCTTTGTGCCAAGGAGTGTTAGTCCGCCGCCACCACCGCCACTCACATTGACAACCAGTTGGGCAAGGTTCGTGACATCGTAAGTGCCGTTTTCGGTCTTGGTGGCCGACCCTTCCACCCACGGGAAGGTTGCCGTTCCACCGCCTTGCGTTGGAAGGGATACTCCACTAACCCCACTGTAAGTGGCGTTCAGCAGAGTAATGTTGGGGTTAGCCATTGAAGCACCCCCAATCAGCTGATGCTCAAGATCTTTGTGGTGCTATCCTGGCTGATGGTCGGAAGAGACAGAGAACCAGAAACCCCAAGAATAGTGACCCCGCTCTTGATGTTTCCCGCGATGATTTTTGCCTGTTCGGTAGAACTGATCGTAACAGAACCACCAGTGGTGATACCCGCCGGAATTGAAACGCTCCCGGCTTTCGTGGAAATCGTCCCACCAGTTGCTCCATTGTCGGCAAGAGAACCCGTGTCCTCGCCGCTCGTTCCGACAAATTTCTTTCCAGTTCTCACATCTCCGGCGGCAACATCTGTCTGGGACGCATCATAAAATTTCGCAGTACCGCTACCTTGCTTGGGAATGTCAACCTCTGGCGTATCGGCATAAACCACACTATTAATCACAACAGTTGGGTGTGCCATGTTCTCTCTCTCCTTACGAAACGATAATAATAGAGCCGTCCGTGCTGATTCTCCCGTAATTGCTTGGGATTGGGTTAATTGTAATGTTGTCCGTCATGCGGAGTCCGTCTGTTGCAAGCATCTGCTCCGAATCGGACGGCGTAACAACATAATCACCCGTGTATGGATCTCGCTCAACGTAGTCTCTCGCAACGGGAGTTCCTGTTGATGTCGCGAATGATGGAACATTGAATGTAACGTCAAGTCTCTGCGGTACGAATGTGGCGGTAAGCGTTGTCACGCCTTATCCACCACCTTAAAGTCGGCAGACGTAATAATGTTACACATGAATGCACCGTCTTGATACCAATCAAGCAGATAAACATAGCTCCCAACCGGGAGAAGTTCCGACTCGGCTTCAGTGAGTTCCAGGTCAACCGTGTTTTCTGCAATGTTTGTAAATGTCTTGGAAACAATTACGTTTCCGTTCACGGCTGTCTTGATGACGAATCGCACTTCATCGCTTGCCGTGAGCGTCATTCCGTTCAGCGTTACGGGGAGCTTGATGCCCCAATCGCCTTCAGCCATTCGGATGGTCTGACCGTTAACATTCCACATAGAATCACCGCCTTATGCCAAGTGCTTGCCGCCTTGCTATTTATCAAATGTTAACCAACACAAACAGTTAACATCCTCTTCGGCAATTCCCCATTGACCAGGGAACTGTGTTGAGCCGCCTTTGAAGGAATAAAACTCTCCGTCTATTGGAGCGGTCACGCCGTTGAGATAAATGTGCGTATCACGGGATGTCGGTAGCATCATGCAATGCCAAGTCTTGCTTGTAGCTCCGGCTTTCCTTGCCGTGTCAAACGCAGCCGCGTTCGCAATCCTGTGCGTCTCGGTTTCCGCGATCCGAACGATGTCCTCTACAGTACCGCCGTTATCGCAGTATTCCTCAACGCGTTCGCGCCAGGTCTTCCCCGCAACCTCTTCGTCCACAGTTTCGGCAACATCGTCCAGAGTCGGGGTGTAATCGGATGAAAGCCTCGCGTTCGTTACCTCGTTCCCATTCGCATATGCAAGCAGGAAGAGATCCAGAAGCTCGTCAATGATATCTTCCTTATCTTCTTTAGGCAACTTTTCAACGCCATAGCGTTCCCGCGCTGAATCAACGAACCTATTCAGTTCATCAAAAGGCAGAACGCTTGCCATGCACTACTCTCCCACTATCTCAACAAGCCCAAGGTCATACAGTTCCTCGGCTCTATCCCGTGTGCATTCCCATTCCTCGGCGTACTCAACATATTTGTACTCTCTAGCGATGTCTATGAACACACGCTTTGCCCTCACGCGCACGATCTGGCGCATTTCCTCGTCATAGTCCGGCGGTACTGGCAGGAGCAACTCGTTCCATCTGTCTGGGAGCGGTTCGTACTTGAACCTCTTTATACCCTTGCTAATTTCGTTAATGGGTATAGTTTCCATGTCAAGCGGCAGAATGTACCCGTTCACGCCGTTTTTAATGCCAATCTCATGCGCCACAGGGAAATCCGTCACAAGGACGGGAACTCCGGCGCAGAGGGCTTCAACGATGGAATAACAGTACCCCTCGGAATCGGACAACTGGACGAAGTAGTCTGCTGCCGCAATGTAGTTGATGACATCCAGACGAGGTTCGTGCATTATCATGCTCGGATTGCAATCCGTCTTCGGAGTGTCCGTGTAGATATCCCACTGGAACGGGATTCCGTTATCGTCCAGGGTCTTTGCCAGTTGCAGCATCCTCTTCCAGCCCTTGTCCTTCGTGAGACGGGTTGCTGATACAAGCCGCAATGCCTTCTTCGGCTTCTCCCAGACGAGAGGGTTGTAACTGACCGTGGAATCCTCGCCGACAATGTCCTTGTATGCGTTCCGCACAACCTCGCTGACGGATATCCACTTTGTGATCTTTGGGTGGGATTGCGGTACAACGCCAAGCGATTTGTAATCCCCGTGCAGAACCTGGATGTACTCGTCCGCATCAATAAGGTCAAGGATGCTTGCGTGGAATGTCACAAAACACCGCTTGCACCGCACCCGGCTCTTCATGTCCCACCGCTTTACGCGGACATATTTGGCAAGCCGTCTGATCTGCTCAATGTCTCCATCGGAGAACATAATCGTGATGTCGTAATCCTTGCCATACTTCTTGGCGAGATTGTAAAAGAATGTCTCAATGCCGCCAATCTTGTTAAGGGACTTGAAGAAAAAAAGGTTGGTGTTCATAACTGACCTTTCACAAGCAAGTCATACAAACTTCCCGCCCTGGGATAGTTGTAGTGATAAGCGTTGAGGTTCGTGAACTTCTCCGTGTGTGGAATCGCCATAAGCTCGTTGTTCAATGCCAGATCTTCCGCAGCCCTAACTTCCGGGCATCTGTGTGTGCCAAGAAACTCTCTGCGTGTGAACTTGGTTGTGCCGCCACAGTATCCCGTCTTTGTGGTGGGGTTCAGTTCAAAAACCGCCCCGCTATTGATAACGAGGTTGATGAACACCATGTCCTCGCCGTCAATCATGTCTATCGCTCTGGAGTATATTGGCGTGTAAAGGTAGTCATCGCTGTCAAGTTGGTGAACGTACTCGCCCTCGGACTTGTCATAGCCCACGTTCTTCGTGTACCCAAGTCCTCTGTTCTCGGCGTTGCGGTAGATCCGCACTCTCATGTCCTTGTGCGCCGCCGCCCACGCAAGCACGTTCTCATATGTGCGGTCAGTGGATGCATCGTCCACGATGATGATTTCAATATCATCTCGCTTCGGAATGCTGTCCAGCGCACGGATCACCAGTTTCTCCTGGTTCCAAACGGGAACGATGACAGATACCTTTGGAATCATACCGTGCCGCCCATGTCCCCCTCGCCGTTGTTGGCGTCCGTCTCAACGATCTCGGCTTCTCCCTGTCCGTTTCCGGCTTGCTCTTCCTCATCGGCCTTTGCGGGATCTCCCCAGATCATCTTGATGTACTCCTCGGACATCTTCATATCCTTCACGGGATCACTGGAGATGCCGGACTTTTCGGCGGCGAGTTCGGGATGCAGACCCGCAGCCATCAGCGTCTGGAACGCTTGAGCCTTGCTCTGGATGTTTGCCGTCTCGCCGTGCGGGAAGTTAAGTTCAAAGTCATTGGCGTCAATGTCCAGAAGACCCTTGCGCTTGAGGATCTCAAGGATGATGCGGTCAAACTGTTTGTTGCTCTCACGGAAGAGGTCTTCCGTGTTCCTGGCGCAGCAATCGGCTTGATACCATCCGTAGGACGCAAGCACCGCCGCTCCCGTTGTATCGTAGGTGCTGCCACCGTTGGCGCGGTTCGGCATGGCGCAGATCCGAAGAACTTCCTCGCGCAGATTGTCCATGAGGACTTTCGTCTGCGTCTGGTCAAGCTGTTCCGTCAGAACCTTGAAATCAGCTCTGTTCTCACCGATAGACCGCAGAGCAATCATTCCCGCCTTGCGGATGTCCGTGATCGTTGTGTTCTCCGGGAACTCGCAGTTCACGGCGATGGCAAGCGTCTGGATGAACTGTTCCACACCGTCACACGCATTGGACGCAAGATTGGAAATCTCGTCCAGGAGCGGGATGGCAAGTTCAAACGCAGAAGTGTTTACGCTGTTGTAGCGGTACTCAATGATCGGGATGTACCCAAGCACGTTCGGCTCGGAAGAATCCAGAGACGTAGCCGTGACGAGGTGGTCGCAATTTGTCTCCGTGGTCATCATCTTTCCACGGATCGTGCCGGACAGATGGTACACCATGTTCTCGGTGAACACGTCAAACATGGCCTTACCTTCGCGTGTGACGAAATTCACTCCCATCACGGGCTTGTTTCCGGGACGGAGCGAGTACACAACGAACGCGGAGCGCGGATCAAGCGCATATGCCTTGAAAGGGACTTCTGTGTCCTCGTTCGGCTCTACGAACAGAACACCCTTGCCGACACGATGAAACCAATCCGCAACCTTGTTGTCCGCGTCTGCCTTGCCGGAACGGTAGAGGTACTCGTTCAGCTTCTTCAGTTTGGTCTGGACGCCCTTCCGTCTCGCCGTATACGCGCACGGCTTCTGAAGCAGATAGCCGTTCTTGAAATCAACGATCTCTGCGGCAGAGTTCACCTGGACGATGTTGAGAATGTCCTCGCGGATCTCCTTCTTGCGCCCAAGAATAGGCTGAACACCACGCGTGTACCAGTATAGAAACTCTTCCTGGAGCATATTCCGTACATGGTAAACCAACGCGGAGTTCAGCTCGTCAACGAGATCGTCCCCGGTGATGTTGTCAAACGGAGAATAGATATCAAGCCGCCCGAACATATCGTTGCGGACAACATTATTCTTTTCTTGAAGTTCGTCCAACTTCTCACCCCGCAGAAGATTTCAGCACTCAAAACAAGCAAGCCCCCGTTCCCTCAACTTGCCTGTTCCCTCTAACACTATGTCAGACAGTTTGGCAGCAGATGATGGGGTTGCACCACCTCATGCTGGTTCAAAGCCAGCCGCGCTACTGTTACGCTAATCTGCTATAAAACCCGTGTATTGTTTCTCCGCACGGGTGCGGATAGGTTTAGGCGGCCACGCCATGCCAGACCCGTTAGGCACTCCCGCGTAGAAAGGAGAAGACGCGGGGTCGGTTCTTTAGCGGCTATGTGTCAGCCACATGGTCGGTAGCGGCTTTCCCACTATCCCCCAATGACATATATACCATATTTCGCAACAAAACCAAGTTGGCAAGATGTCTACCTCAAAACGGCCTCTTCATGATGATCGCGGTGTTTGCGCGGTCGGACATCTGCCAATCCACGAACATGGAAAGTGCGTCCGGCACGTCATCGTGCTTGTTCTTCCCAATCATGGAGTAGGTTGTGAGCTGGGTCATCGCTTCGCGGTACTCCCGATCCTGCGCGTAAAGGCTCTCGTCTTTGAACAAAACATGGCTTTTGACCATTGCACTGTTTGTCTGGATACGGGTTTCCTTGTTCGTCTGCGTCCACTTCGTGGTGATGCTCGTCATGCCGCCCCGCTCTCTGACCAGTTTCTGAACATTCTGTGCGAAGATCGTACCGCCACGGTTGCTCTCAATCCTGCACATC